AGGGCGTAGCCCTCCTTTGCCTTTCGGCTCCATCGATGGTTTATCCTATGTCTAGACTTCGCTCACTTGTTGGTAATTCCGTTGATATCACTCAGGAACATATTAACGGCCTCGGCTTTGGTATCGGTCCTCAGAAATACACGGTTTATCAGCTATCTGAGCGCATGCTCGAAGAACGGACCAGAGGAGGAACGTCACGAAACATCAATGGTGTTAATCACCACATAGTTGATGTTCAGTTCATTCCTTTAACATTAAACTGTCCTCTAAAACCATCAGTTCCAGGGTATACTCCGGGTGTGAATACGTACACCAACAATTGCTTTTTAGGACCTTTTACCTATAATGCAAAAGTTGTTGTCATACCCACTTTCGAAGTGACCCTGCCAACAGTGGATTATTCAAGGGCCCAATTTCGTGCTGCCATCGCAGATGCCAGCGACATCAACTTACTTAACTTCGTTAGGGAACTTGGTGAGATGAAGTCCTTGTTTGAAACGGCAAAAACGCTCCTCGATAGACGGGCAAACCAGGCTGATGTGTTTCTTGCATATCAGTACGGTGTAGCTCCGTTTGTTTCGGATGTCCAAAAGATATACTCTAAGCTTAAAACACTTAAAGAGTCTATGGACCGTTTAAAGGGCCGGTCAGGACAACGCCTCAGATTATCCGTTTCCGGAGGATCTAGGTCGTTCTCTACGAGCAGGCAAGAAGTAGGTCATTATAGCCTATGGAAAACCACTCTGTCTGGTTCTTACACTTCTCGATGCAACGCCGTCGTCAAGGTTGGCGACGTGTCGAATTTCGATTCCCATGTCGGTCGTCTTGGTCAGATGATCGACGCATTCGGGGTGCTTGACGCACCTTCAACTGTTTGGGAATCCATCCCTTTTAGTTTTGTCTTAGACAAATTCTTTAGGGTTGGAGATGTGATTGAACAGCTTGATCCAGTGTTCACTAATGCTATCGAAGGCTTCGAAGGATTTTCAAGATCCTCTAAGTTCGTCGGTACCATTGAGTGCGTATGTATCCAGGATGATTTGACCGCTGACAATTCCCTTCTTGGTAAGACTCATTTCTTCGGAGACTACTCTATATTCGAACGCGGGAATTACTACCCGCCCGAATACATGATTAGTCCAAACCGTGGAGATGGAATCAACACCACTTCGGAGATCTTGGAAGCAATCACTCTTGGCACACAGCGTGTCTCGCCGTCTTCTAAGCGGTAAATCTTAGAAAGGTTCAACATTTTTGTGTGGTGTGAGTTATGGCATTTTCAGAACCTATTGTCGTTGGAGCTAATAGTTTCACGCGCTTGGATTTCGGACAATATCGCCATTCGGCGACCGTATCTGGGTCAGTGAACGATTTAACTCTCGACGGCTCTTTGTCTCCTAAGGAGAACTCGTTGCTCATCAAAAGGGTATACCGTTCTCTGCCGGATGCTGCTGGTGTAGTCCAGACTGCCCAAGTCCACATGGTTCTAAGATGGCACCCCTTGGTGCCTCCTGCGATCCTTAATGGAATGAAGGCTGACTTGACTACATTTGCATCGGACGCTAACATCGGACGTATGATTTTGGGTGAGCGGTAAGTCTATCCCTCGGGATTGATCTTTTCCGTTTTCCCCTACGTCTTCTGTATGCAGTCGACTTCCGTAATGTCCGAGTGAACGGTCGCATGTTGTTTGTCTCTCCGCAGGTCGATTTAACCTGAGAGGGAGAAATGAAAAGCGACTTAGAATTCATTGCAAGGAGCTATGAAGCTTTGAGCAAGGATGTGGACATCGAGTTTGAAGACACAATTACTATCAAGTCGAGACTCTTGGCGGAGGGCCTTCCCTTCGTTACAGAGACTATGCCGAGTTTGGCGAGGAGCCTTCTTCGGGGACTTGAGACAGGACTGCTAGATGCACCTACTTCTTTTGGTCGTAAGGGCTCTAGTGTGCTACCCAAGTTTTTGGGCAAGCACTTCCGTTGTATCTTCCGTGAAAACGGTGAACTGCGGGATGACAATGTCAGCGGGCAAGCACAGTCCGTGGCTGCAATTAACCAGATTTGTTTTATGTGGTATAAAGCAGATTTTGGCATGAAAGCAGACAAGAATGAAGCCACCATAGCTTCTTTCGTAGCAACAGAGGAAGACTTGAAGAAGACCCATGTCTCTCTTCCTGCTAGTACTCTGGTTCTTGCGCAAGGTCTACTCACAGAACTTTTACGGGAGTTTAATCCCGATTTACGTGGGAATTATGGCCCAGGTATCTGTTCTGATGCAGACCAATCACATAAGCACAACATGCCTGTTGCAGATTCACCCGCATCTAGACTCTACCAAGATAGTTTCTTTCGAAACTTCGAGGAAAAGGCTGAACGCGGTGTGAGAATGTCACATGCATCCCTCTTCAACAGAGGAAACATTGCTCGTGTGATTTTAGTCCCTAAAGATTCACGGGGTCCTAGGTTAATATCCTGCGAACCCACGACCAATCAATGGTTGCAAATGAGTCTGATGGATTCGTTGGTAAGCCACGTTGAAGATCATATCTACACTTGTGGGTATGTCAACTTTACCGATCAAAACATCAACGGACTAATAGCAAAATCCAGCAGCAGGCTCCTAAACAAAGCCACTTTGGATCTAAAGGACGCGAGTGATCGAATCGATAATGAACTCGTTCAATTTCTTTTCGAACACACGCCTTTGCTAAAGCCTCTCATGGCTTCCAGAACACCGCAAACTCAGCTCCCCGACGGTCGAGTGATCACGCTGCGTAAATTTGCCCCTATGGGTAGTGCCATGTGTTTTCCAACTATGGCATTAGTTATTTGGGCCGTTTGCAACGCTCACCTCTCAATTTTAAGGAATGAGTTTCGCACTGACTATGTCTATGTCTACGGAGACGACATCATCACTGATGTTGAAAACTTCTCTGCGGTTTGTGCCGCGTTGACGCAATCAAAACTTCGCGTTAATGTAAACAAGTCATTTGTTAGAGGTAGATTTAGAGAATCTTGCGGAATCGACGCATACAACGGTGTGTGCGTCACCCCCAAGAAAATCAAAAATCCTCCTGTGTTTTCTGGCGAACTGAGTGTCAATGAGAACCTTTTTCGACTGATTACCCTCAGGAATTCTTTTAGTGGTTTCACCCACTTTCAGGAGTTCTTAGAGTCGACCGCAAACTCTCTTCTTCCGAAGAAGAAAAGTATTGCGTACGTTGGCAATCACAGCAATGTTGGTTTCCAGGTTTCACAGTTCGATGAAAGGCTTAATGATCCTAGGAACTTTAAGCGAGTCGTCGTAAAAAAGCGTCCTCTTGAAGGTACGAAGGTCATGTCTGAGCTCACGGTGCTTAACGTCGCCTTAAAGCGCGTTGGGCAGTTCACTCAAAACGGTGTGTTAGACATCGACCTGCGTCAATGCAGGTACTCTCTTGCGAAAGTACGAGATTCTGACAGGAGATCATCATTCGACATCGTTTGATGGTCAGGGACGGCACTTTGTGATATTGTAAAATCACATTACTAATTGAATTACTTCTTTTAGCAGGGGCT